GTGCAATTTTTTCATTAATAAATCATTTATATTTAATAAATGATTTATTAAATATTTTAAGTTTATTTTGAAAATAACTTAAGTTTTATCAAATATAAATTATTAATTATAAAACAACATATTATTTTTTAACCCATTTATTGATAATGGATTTATATAAATCATTTAAAATGATATAAATGATTTAAAATAATAATAATTATGAAGTAATATGTGATGGAGAAACTAAATCATTTATAAAAATATTTTTTTAAATTTAATGAATAATTTTCTAAGTAGAGATCCGAAAATAGTAATCTTAAGTTTTATCGATATAGATGAAATCGATAAATTTAAGAGAGTTTGCAAAGAATGGTTTAATTTATTTAAAAACAATCAATTACTATATAAATTAAAATGTGAAAGATTATGGAAAATATCAATATCAGTGAGTTTTGTAAAGGATTGGAAATTTGAATACAAAAATATTAGTAATTTTTTTGATATCTAATTAATAATATTTTGAAAGTTAAGAAAAATATGAAATTACTAGAGTTAAGTATTTTAATAGAATTTGATGATAAATTATTATCTCCACTTCAACTTGATCATCTGTATACAAAATCTATCGAAATATTTCCAAATTCACCAAGGATTTTAACTAATTATGCATTGTATTTATGAGTTCTCTGGGAAATTTCTAATGTTTTTATAGATTTCAAGAAAATGTTATAAAAAATCATGATTTAGCTGAAAAATATTATTTATTATCATTAAATGTTGATCCCTTATATTATTATAATTTATATAATTATGCAACATTTTTATTTCACAAAAAGTTTGATATTATTAATTCGAAAATTGTAAGTTTCAATTTTAATTATAATAGACAGTATTTTGAGAAAGTATTTCAATCGAATGAGAAATGCAAAGAAATGTTTTTAAATTATGCTCAGTTTTTAATTGATATACGTGAAAATTTTGATAGAATAGAGCAAATTTTATTATCTGGATTGGAATTATATCCAGAATATGGTATTAACAAATTAAAGAATTTCATTTTTAGATAATTTATTAAATTTATATGGAAAATTTTTATATTATAGTAGAAAAAATTATCTTGAAGCATTAAAACAATTTGAAAAAGGTAAAATATATTATTATCATGAATTCAAAGTTTTGAAATATAATCAATTTGATGGTATTGCTATTTTATATAAATCATATATTTTATGGTTTAATATGAATGATAATCATGAAGCTGAAAAGATTATGATTGAATATTTGAAAAAATATGATGATTCAAATGTATCATATTGTTATGGACAATTTTTAGAAATACAGAAAAATGATCTTAAAAATGCAATTATAGTATAAAATTATTATATTTTAAAATATTATTTAAGAACTTTGAAGAATCATTAAAAATTGCCGATAATTTACAATGTTTTTATAGATATTTGCAATGTTGTTGGTCTATAAAAGATGAAAAAAAATGTGAAAGTTATCTCAAAAAATATATTTTATTATATCCTCACAATACAAGTAATTATGAAAATAACTAAAAAAAAATAGATTTATTAAATCATTATGGATTTTATTTATTTACTTATAAAAAGGATTATATTGGAGCAAGAGAAATATTTTTAAAAGCATTAGCAATAGATCCCTGTGATGGTTGTACAATATTTAATGTAATTACAATTATTTCAATTAAAATTTGCAGCATTTATCTTGTTCGATAATGTTAAATGATAAAAAACATATAATAATTAATTTATTATTTACTTTATTTGGCACAAATCCATTAAAAGTTGATACTTATTTAAAAATATTAGCTTGTTTTATATATTTTATATATGAAACTTGTGAGAAAAATTATTTGTTAATTTTGTCTCAATTGAAATTATTAATTCAATCAACAAATCTTGCAAAATCGAATTTTGTTTCAACATATGATATTTTTCTTGAAATAGCATCTAAAAAGAAACATATTTATTTAAAAGAAATATATTTGTTATCTGGAATTATTTATTTGAAAAAAGATAAATTATTATTAGAAGATTGGGAATTATGGAAAAACTTAGAAATAAAATCGATAGAAAAACAAGATTTATTAATTTAATAATAAAAAATTTTATTTAAGTCACAGAATTAAATTTATTATAAAAATATTTCATTATTTTGAATATTAATTATTTTTAGATATGGTAATTTTTCAATAAAAGAACTTTTTTCAGATTGATTCATACTCTTTTTGATTTGTAGATTCATAATATTCTAATATCTTTTTTTGAAGATTAGAAGGATCATTTTGCGAAATTAATTTTATTTTGTTGAATAAATGATTTGTATATTTATTAAATCATTTATTAGGATAATATAATATTTATTTATTTTAAAAAAGAAATGATTTAGTTATTATTTAAACAAGTTTTGTAGAATTAAATTGTTCTAGATTTTAATTTAAAGATCTAATTTTTCAAAATAATTTAAGTTTAAAAGATGCCAAGAAAACTACCAAAGAAAAGATTAAATAAAAGATCATTAAAATTGGATAAAAGAATATTAAAATATAATAATGAAATTGATATGGAAAAATTGGTCCAGATATTTGAAAATGAAATAAATTTATTGAATGAAAATAATTTTGTTGAATCAAATAAAACTATTGTAATATAATAATTTATTTATTTTTTTGAATTAATTGGTTTATCAATATGTGGATTTTTTAATACAAATTCGTGAGTTAGTCTTTTTACTTCAGTTTCCATATTTTTAAAAATAATGAATCAAATATATAATCATATTTTTTTCTTATAAAAATTATTATGATCATAAATATGATCATAACGAATTCACAAAATTTTGTTATCATTGATACAATATAAATGGATCATTTAATATTTAGAATATTAAATCATTTAATATTTAGAATAACATAAAGAGGATTATTTTAATAGATCAAGATTAAATAAAAATGTCTAAAATATTAGAACATAGTGAATTTTGTGATATAGAACAAATTTCTGGATTTAAATGTAATATACAATTAAAAACATATTGTCCAACAAATCCAAACTTTATTTATCAATGTGATAAAATATTTAATACATATGAATTAGCATTATCACATATTGAGATTTCACATCCAGAAATTAAAAAAGAAGATTTAAACAAAAATGAAAATCAATCGCTTATAAAATCAATTGAACAATTCAAATGTTTATTCTGCAATATAATAATATCTTCCATTGATAAAATAGAAAATCATTTGCATTCGAAAAGAAAAAATAATGATTTAGAATCATGTAATAAAAAAATCAAAAGTGATAATCCACTTATAAATCAAGAATTGAAATCAATCGAAAATTCTAAAAATTTGCTTAGCGAGATTATTATTAATGGGTTGTTTCAATCTGAAGGCTTTCATAATAATCTTTATGGACATTTAGCATGTAAATTTCATGAAAATAATATTGCAATGCCCCCAATTAAAGAATATAATGAAATTGTTAAGAATTTGAATAATTTTAATGATTTAACGCAAATTGTGAAAAAATTTTGCAAAGAATAAAATTTATAATTTGTTTTATAAATGATTTAAATAAAAATATTAAATTATAATAAAACAAAAATTATGGAATTTTTAACAAAGGACATTTTGTTTATTATTTTCAATTTTCTTGATCTAAAAGAATGGTTTCGTTGTCGACAATTGAATCGATATTTTAGAAATTTACTTATTTTGGATAAAATGTCACTAAAATGGAATTGGAAAATCTTATCAAGAAAGCTTCCTTTTCCTAATGATTTTATGGAATTAAACCAAAGAATGAAAAAAAAGAATCAATTCTTAAAATGTAATGAATTTTGGTTAAAAAAAGTGGATTATCCAAAAATTGAAGAAATTTCGTCTACTAGTCGATTTTATTTTAATCTTGAAAAACTTGAATTTAGTTGCAAAAGAACTGGGAGAAAATATTTAATTATTCTACCTTTTGTAAATGATGCTCAAAGTTTTTCCACATTAATTATTTGGAAATGTTTGAAGAAAGCTGTTGTGTTATCTGAAGGAAATCACTTTTATGTAATTTATGAACCAGATCGTGGATTAGCTATAGAAACTATACAAAAATTAAGCGATCATGCTTTTAAAAAGCAATCAGAATTATTCGAAAAAGATGAATATTATGAAGGAGCGAGAATGATCATCTCCAATATAATTAGTGATGATGATCGACATGATAATATGGCCTTTTGTTTTTATGAATCAGATAATGGAAAAATTAAATATGTAGAGTACAAGAATATTAATTCTTGTGGATGGAAAGAATCAAGCAACATTAAATTACATGATTGTGAATTAACTTTTAATGAAAAACTTATTATGAAAAGCGTTGATAGGTTTAAGTTTTTCCCACCACATCATTTTTCGATTGAAACGAATGATTATAATTGTTTATATTATAATGGAGATCAATGTATTCAAATTCACGAAAACAAAAAAGGAATGATAATGAATTTTTTAACAAAAAATTATTATTGGGTATTAAGTCCATTCGAAAAACGAATCTATGGAATTCATTATGAAACTCAAAAGAAAATAATTGGGAATATACCCGATGAATTAATAAAGAATCATATGAGTTTTTGGAAAATTGGAAAATATTTTTATATTCAAAATAATTATTATGAGATTGATATCAATAAATAAACTTATTTTTAATCTTTAAATACAAATAAATTAGTTTTTAAATATATTACTTAAATATATTAGATATTTTGAAATGACTAATTATTTTAAATAGATTTGAAAGACTTATTAAATAAATATAATATTAAATCATTTATCAATAATTATAAATCATTTATAATTTATAAATATTGGATAAAATCCGAAATTATATTAAATACTTTTTCAATTTTAATGAATACTGAAAAAATCTGAAAAAAGAAGAATTAACTTTACTAATAAAAGAAAATTGCAATTGTGTCAAATAATTATTTATTTATTTTATTTTGATATGTTTGAAATAATCATAAAAGTTGATGAAATTGCAAAGAATAATAAAGAATTGAAAAAATCTCCGGAAGAAATATATTTTATATATTTAAATGATTTATTAGAAAAAATAAGGAAAATTCCATTTAAGAAATACGCAAATCAATTTTGATAATAATTATTTTTTAACAGAAATTATTGAAAAATAATAAATATTCTCTTTAAATCATTTAATGTAATAAATCATTTAAATTTTAAATCAAATAATAAATTTATAAAAATTACTTTTTTTATTCAATGAATATAAATCATTTATAATTAAATCATTTAAATATTTTTGCAAAAATTATCATTCCAATTTTCATTAAGAGAAAATTTTAGTTTTGAAATATTTTTAATTTATAAATGATTTAAATTTATAAATGATTTAAATGTATAAATAATAAATTTGTAAAAAATAATTTTCACTTTTTCAAATCGAATAAATATTATAAAAATTTCTTTAAATAATTTACTTTATAAATGATTTATTTTTTATAAATGATTTATATTCATTGAATAAAATTATATTGAATTTTATTGAGATTTATAATTATCATTCCTATTGAATATTTTACAATACAATCAATGTAAATGATTTAACTTTAATAAAAATATTTATATAATTATGTATTTAATATTATTTTTATTTATATTGAAATAATTCTTAAAATACTTTAAATTACAATTAAATGAATAAATATTAAATCATTTAAAAATATAAATCATTTATCTCTAAAAGAAGCTACCCCCTTTAAGAGTTGTTTAGTGCAAATATTAAAAAATAATTTTATTTTGATGTTTATTGGAATATAAATAATTTATTAATTTTGAAATATCTTTGCAAATTATTTTTAAATTTCATTCAAATAACAATTTTATTTTTTTATTAAATTATTTATATAAATGATTTAAACATATAAATCATTTAATAAAATAAATAATAAATTTCACTTTTCAAATGAATTTTGTATTATTATTTTATACAATAATAAATTTTTAAATAATTTATTTCTTAAATCATTTAATAAATTTCGTCTTATTTATGAAATGAATAATTTTTATTTTATGAATAATATTATTTTTAAATAAATCATTTAATATTGATATAAATCATTTAATTTCAAGTTTAATCACAATTAAATAAATTTTTAGATTTTATATAAAACTATTACATTATTTATAAATCTTAAATGAAATTAATTATTTTGATTTTTTTCAAATTGAATCAGCTAAGTAATTTTAAATAACTACATTACTATGTTGTTATTTAAAATTAAATGATTTAAATAAAGTAAATTAAATTTAATAATTCGGTTAGAGCATTTAAAAATTGGTTTATTACTTATAACAAAATAAAATTAATTACATAAACAAGATAATTGATCACAGTTTTGTCCATTCTTACAAGAAGTTGAATTACATTTCATAGAACAAAATGTTGTGCAAAATCCAGGATTACAGCTTCCGATACAAAAACAATATTTTTGATCACAAATTCCACTGGGGCAATTTTCAACACATTTTATATATTGATTATTATTACAAGATTGAGATATTGCAATTGTAAATGTAAATAATAGAAATATTGATAATATTAATTTTTTCATAATTTGATTTTGCTATTTTTTGAAAGTTCAAAATTATATAAATAAAATAAACATTAATATAAAAATTAATTTTTAAAATACAAATAGAAATAGATAGGATATTAAAATGAAAACACTTATTTTATATGCTTTTCATCAATATAATGCTGAAGTTGAAATATTTTTAAAAAGAGGCTTAATACAAAATGAAAATTATACATTTATTATGGTATCAAATGGAGATGAAAATTTAAATGAATATATTCATTATATAAATAAATATAATAATGTTTATGTTTTTGAAAGAAGAAATATAGGATATGATTTTGGAGGTTGGAATGATGCATTATTTTTACCAATAAAATCATTAAATCAAAAAATTATTAAAAATGATCCAGATGATATAATTAATCAGAGCGATCATTTATATAAATATTATGATAAATTCATTTGTTTAAATTCATCCGTAAGTGGTCCTTATCTTGCAAAATACAATAAAGATGATTGGATTACACTTTTTACATGTAAACTATCATATAAAGTTAAATTAACTGGTATTAGTTTAAATTACAAATGTACTTTACATGGTGGGCATGAATTATTAAAAAATTATTATAGTATAGATACATATGATTTTAGTCATATTCAATCTATGGCATTTTCATTTGATAGACAAGCTTTGGATATTTTCATAAATTATAAATTATTTCAGGAAGCTAAAGTATTTCCAGCGGATAAACTTGTATTGATAGCAGTATGCGAGGTTGGAATGTCAACAATTTTATTGCATGAAGGATATTCATTATTTTCATATATGATAGATCAAGGAATATATTCAAAAACTGAAAAAGATCCAAATATTATCATAGAAAATGACCGATGGAACGAAAAGTTTCAAGGAGTAAAGAACCCTTTTTTGCTAGAAACCATGTTTGTAAAGATAAATAGAGGGATGTCATTTCCAGAAAAAGGATTTTATGATTCATTACAATAAAGTTTTTATTTATTTATTATAAACAAATTTTTCTTTGATAAAAGTAGCTTTTTTTAAGAAAGTATCAATATTTTTTTCAGCAAATGATAAATGTAATAAACATTTCAATTTATCATCAGAGATTTTCAAAAATCCAAGATTTGCTCCAATTAACCCACCAGATATTTTGCAATTCGTATCTGCATCTCCACCACATATAATGATCATTTGAATTGCTTCTTCATATGTTTTTCCATAATCTTCGGTAGTTGCATATAATCCCCAAATACTTGCACCAAGAGCTTTCAATACATATCCTATTTTATTTTTTTCGTCTAATTTAAGACCTTCTAAATATTTTTCGGTTCCATCAATTATAATATGTTTTTCGATTTCTGAAATATAATCTTGAAAATTTTCATAATCTGAAAGTTCCACTTTAATTTTTGCCCAAATTGCTTTTATCAATAAATCAATTTGTTTTTTAGTCTTAAATCTTCCATTAGTTAATATTTCAGAAATTATCATTGTATGAAATAAACAAGATGCCAAGCATCGTGGATCATAATGTGTAATTTTGCAAAACTCCAAAGTATTTTTAATTACTTTTGACATTTCTCTATATTCAAATAATCCTAAACAAGATGTTCGCATTAAAGATCCATTAGGAGCAACAGACTTTCCACTATTTTCCCAAATTTCTTTAGATATAGAAGAAGGATCTTCCAAAAATTTCTCAGAAGAACATATTTTTGAGGTAGTTTCTCCTATTCCCATACCAAAATTATCATTTAATTCTTTAAATCCAAATGATATCCAATTTTTAAGTTTTTTAGCAAATGTTTTAGAATAATTTTCAAATTCTTCAACTTCTGATATAGTTTGCATTACTAGAAATTCATGATCAGAATCATCTGTCCAATCACCTTCATTCCATCTTGAATTATGATTGTTTCTCTCAAATTTAGGGAATGGAATCTTCCCATCTGGATAAAGTTTTAAACACTCTTCTTTTGTAAGAAATTCTGAAGACAATCCCCATGAATCTCCAAGGAATCCAGCAAATAAACATCCAAGTACATTATCTAACAAAGGATCTTTTGAAGCTAATTCTCTATATTTTTCGATAATAGACATTCTTTCATAACTATCTTGCTTATCTTTAATTTTTGATTCTAAAGATTTTTCATCTTGAATTGTTTTCGGATATGGAATATTTGTATCTTTTTTTATATTGTTTTGATACTCTTCTTCACTAATGTTTGAACTACCTAGAATAGCTGCGGAAAATCTTGTGATGTATTCCATTATTGTAGAATAAAATTTTGTGAATATGCTCAAAATCAAGATATTAAATCATTTACTAAATTCAAAATTGTTTTGATTTAAATTTTATTTTAAATGATTTAAAAATTTTAAATGATTTATTATTCCCAAATATTAAATGACATATCAACAAGAAATGTATCTATAAATACTCCTTGTTTTGAATTTCTTTTTTTAATCTCTTTTTTTAAATATTCTCCAATAACAATGTCCATGGACCCAGAATTTCCATTTTTTGGAGTCTTTTTATTAAATGATAAACAATATTTTTGAAAATCACTATTGTTTAATTCTGAAATTCTTCTTTTTTCCAAAACTTCTATAAATAAATCTTTCATATGAAAATTTGTATAATTATTATTAAGAACTAATTTCTTTAATTCATCTGTCGATAATTCAGATATTCTACAATATTCTTCAAGAAATTCAGATCTTTGTTTTTTAATTGAAACTTCCAATTTCTCTAATATATTTATAAATTGTTTTTGTTTGTTTTCTAAAGTTTTTATATTTTCTGTAGATATTTTGGAATTTGTGGGTAATAAATTCCACCATACAGCAACTTGTGAAGTTGCTTGAGAATAAGTAGATCTTTGATGACAAATAAACCAAGATTTACTTCCAGAAATTGGAATTGCTGGATAAAATCTATATTGTATATCTTGCATTTTATCGATTCCACAGATACATTGTTCATTTACATTTATTGTGCTATTTTTTGGTATTTTAATTTCTGTAACTAATTTCATTTCTTGCTTATTTTCTTCAAAATAATATTTTTCAATACAATCAAAACATATGAATGGATTTGGTTCATGAACTTTGTGATACTCACAAGATTCACTTAATTGAGGAATATCTTTAAGATTTTTCGATTTAGATATCCATAATTTTCTATCATTTCCTTTACACAATCCACAATCATATAATTCTGAAGGGAACATAAATGTATAACCTGGACCTTCATTATAATATGTTGGATAATTATTGATTAAATTAAATGAATCCAATAATTTTAATTCTTCTTCTGTTAAAAATTCTCTACATGGATTAATAACCGATTTAAAATTATCATCAGAATTCCAATTAAACTTTACATTATCCTCAATTTCCCAAACGAATTCATATACATTTAATTGTGAGATATCTATTTCATTTTTTAGGTTATTGTTATTATTTGATTTTAATTTAGTTTTTTCAATAACAAAATCAAATTTTCTCTTATCAATATTAATCTGAAATTCTTGAATATTTTCATTTGTTTTTTTAAAATTTTCTTCCTCTATTGGAGACTCTAATTCAATTATTATCGATGTTATATTATCAAAGGAAAAGCTATCGTAAGAATATTTTACAACTGATTCTATTGTTTCTTTTAATGTTTTTCCTTCTTTTTTACATTTAACAGTAAAATCAACAATTTGTTTATGATTTAATCTTTCAAATAATCCATCACATCCGAGAATTATAAATCTATCATTTTTTGTCAATTGTATTTCTTGAACAAATGGGACAACTGAAACAAAATCTCCTTTTCCTTCATTTCTTGGATATTTTAATTTAAAATCACCAAATGCTCTTGAAACAGCTAATACTCCACATACTCTTTTATCGATAACAGATCCTTATATATTACATTAATTTAATTATTACCTCCAAAATCTTCAATTCTTTGTTCTTCTGATGGAATAGTTGGGTTATGAATTTCGGTAATTATTTTAAATTCATTTTCTTTAGAAACAATTAATGCTTCTGAATCTCCGACATTGGCAACATAAAGTTTATCATCTAATATAAAAACAGTAACAGCTGTAGAACCACTGTCTCCCCAACCAAATTGTGATATTTTAATTAATCTATCTGTTTCTATATATCCTTCTTTAATTCCCTGAATATAATCATCGTTTTGAAATTTTGAATTTTTTAAAATTGTTTCATGAAGTAATTTTTTACATAATTCTGAACATTTTTCTCCACCATGTCCATCAAATATAGCATAAAATGCTGCTAGTGAATATTTTTCAAGAAATGTATATTCTTTTGAAAGATTATTAATTAAAACATCCGTATCTTCCATTGATGGTCTTCTTCCTTGAATAGAATGAGAAGCTGAATTTAATTTTGGAACAAATGTTGAAGCTGACATTATTAATAAGTTTTTAGATTTGAAATTGAAAATTATAATAAATGATTTAAAAAAAGAATTAAATCATTTATTCTAAATTAAAATATTATATCTTTCATTTGTTAATATTTTTTATTAAATATAAATCAATTTAATATTAAATCATTTAAAACAAATAAATGATTTATTCAAATTATGAAATTTATAATTTTGATTTTTCGAATTGAATTTATTATATAATATTTATTTTTTCAATTTAATATTAAATCATTTATTTATTTTAAATGATTTAATATTAAATGAAAAAACATGAAATTTGAAAATTTTACTTTTTTATAAAAGTATTTAATTTCATAAATTTTTATTATTTTCGAAATCTTAATTTATTAAATATTGTTCTAAATCATTCAAAATCTAAATCATTCAAAATCTAAATTAATTTTGATAATGGATCAGATAATTATAAATGCAAGAGATTCTGAAGTTGATAATATGTTTTTATTATTATTTAGAACAATTGGGGGGTAATACATTATTTTATTAAAATTCTATTTAGAAATTATTATTTTTGTCGGAAGTATAAAAATGTTTTCTGAACAAAATTATGGATATTTAGTTATAATATTTTCATTTATTATTTTTCTTTCATATATTATGATTAATAAACATAAATTTGAAAGAGTATATCAATTAATTTTTTAAATTAAATGATTTATTTAAATTAAATGATTTATTAAAATTAAATGATTTATTAAAATTAAATTAATATTTTCATTTCATTTGTAATTATCAAAAATATATTAAATAAAAATTTTCAATTGTAAATCACTCATTTAATAATCGATTATGTAAAAGAAAATTCAATAATAATTGCAGTAATGTTATCATTTGATCCTCGATCATAGGCATAATCTACTAACATTTCGGCTGTTTCTTGTAATGTCTTTCCATTTTTTCTAAAGAAAAATGCAAAAATTGCTGCTTGTTTATATGAAACAACATCCCTAATAATTGTATAAATAAATAATTTTAAATGAAACCATAATCCATCTGATCCAATGATTAAAAATCTTATATTTTTTGATAATTGTATTTCTTGAACATATGGAATAACTGAAACAAAATCCTCAGTTTTATCATTCAATGGAGATTTAAAATCAAAATCACCAAAACTTCTAGAAATAGCAAGAATTCCATTTACTCTTTCCTCATAAACTATACCTTATAAAAGTAAATAGATCAATATTTTTTACCTCCAGCTTTTTGAATTCTTCTTTTTTCTGATGACATTGCTGGTGTATGTTTTTCAGTTATTTCTACAGAATGATTTTTTGAAATTAAAATCGCTTCAGAATCTCCAATATTTGATAAATATAATATATCATCTAAAATAAAAATTGTGACTGCTGTTGATCCACTATTATTTGAGTAATTTCTAATATCCTTTTTAAAATTTAATAAATATTTAATTATTACTTTATCAGTTTTCTTAAATGCTTCAATTATTTCATACTTATATTTTTCCTGTTCAAAATTTGAATTTTCTATAATATTTTTATGAAGTAGCTTTGAACATAATTCTGCTGAATCTTTTCCAGAGTGCCCATCATAAATAGCGAAAAATGATGCGTTTTTGAACTTATCAAGTGATTTGAATTCCTAATTTATCATTTGAAATTATAAAATTACAGTTTTAAGATTAGGTATCGCTACATAAAAATCTTCCATATATTGTCTTTTTCCTTGTATTGAAGAACATCCATAAGATATTTTTGGAATTGTTTTTAAAAACACTACTTTCCTATCAGACATTTCAATTTGTATATTAAAATTATAATTTAAATGATTTAAATTTTATAAATTTCATAAATGATTTAAAAATATTTGTGGATTTCTGGAACAGAAATTTATTTTACAAACAATAAAAAATGGGAGATGGTCTTGGATTTGGAGGAACTTTAATAGCTTGCTTAATTGCTATTCCTATTATAATTGGAAGTTTTTGTATTAGTTATGGAAGTGCTCCGTATGCAGTTTGTCAAGGTGTTATTAGTCAATCATATGCTCCAAACATTTATTCTTTAGTAAATGATGTAAATCAACCAGATCGATTAGCAACTTATTTGAGTAGACCAGTTTATTGTTATAATAATGATGATCATACATTTTTTGATGTAACAAATCATGTATTTGCGACACAATTAACTGGTATTATATTTTTACCTGGATTAATTGTTTTGGCTATAATTGTTGGAATTATTATTTTACTTTTTATGTGCAAACCCTGCGAAAATTGTTGTAGATCAGCAGTATAATAAATTTATTTAAAATTATTTTTTATTTCATTTAAAATGTAAATCATTTATATTAAAAAAATAAATTATTATCATTTATTCTTAAGAAATAAATGATATTTATAATTTATTTTTGACTAAATAATTTAGTTGCTTTGCAACATATTACTTTGTAATTATTAATTAAAAATTAATTGCATAGAAAGCTTATATTTATAAATTATAAATATTCGCACTTTATTTATTAAAACAATAATTTATTTTTTATTTCATTTAAAGTATAAATCATTTATATTAAAAGAATAATTTATTATCATTATTTAAAAAAATGAACAATTCAGAAACATTAAGTATTCAAGATTTTCAAAAGGAATTAGAAAAGAAAGATTATGAAATTTTTTTAAACCTTAGAAAATATATTTTTGATAATTGGAATTCCCTAGTAAAAAATAATCTTTTAAATACGAAACCATCATTTATACATTTTGAACATATTCAAAGAATTTTTAACTCGAATATATTTTTGGTTGGAAATGGAAAATTAAAATTTGTTTGTAATGATGATCGTTCGTATATTACTATTGTAGAAATTAAAAATAAATAAAAGTTTATTTATTACTTTATATTGTAATTACATAAAATTATTTTTCAATAATAGATATATAAATTCCATAATTATTTGGAAGAAAATTAAATTCAAAGAATTTTTTGGATTGAACCTTTAAAGACATTTTTAACATCAAAGGATTAACTTCAAAGTTTGCATAATCTTTGAATAGATTCATTAATTTTTTGATTTGAAACTCAGTAATGTAATAATTTTCTTCAAATTTGAATTTTGCCTCTTTCGTAATAAATCCATATTGTAATTCATTATTATGAAATGAAATTTCTTCTTGTTTAACATAAAATTTTTGAACTTTTGTGTTTTTTTCATGAATCAATTTCCATGAATTGTAAATTTCAAAATTATAATGAATTCCCTCAAACATTTTGCTTGATGTCAAAATTCTTTCTAAATTGGATTCAATGAAATCAGATTCTTGATCAAAAAAACAAAATTCGAAAAGTTCATTATATTCTTCATTAGTTTTCACATTATTAAAATCTTGACAAATATTTTTCTTTAAATTGTTTTCAGAATTTACAAAGATGAAGAATATATTGCTTAATAAAATAATCTCAACGATCAAAAAATTAATTGATTTCATCTTATATATAATTTTTCAATATTTCTGATAAAATATATTATTAAATCATTTATATATTTTTAAATCATTTATATATTTTTAAATCATTTATATATTTTTAAATCATTTATATATTTTTAAATCATTTAACCTTGCATAGATACATTATTTGTAATAAAA